GTCTCCTTTTAAGGATTATTTATGAGTTTAGGATTTGACGCAATATCAGCATTACCGTTCGCTACAGCACAAACAGCCGGTGACGTACAAGTAGTCGTAAATGGTAATCAATTAGATATAAATATTGGAAACTTTGCTATCTCAGCAGATTCTATTACCGAGATACCTAATCCAAATAGATTAACTCTTGGCCTTGGAACATTAACTATTACAGCTGATTCTAATTTTACTGCTACAGGTAGTCAGGTAACATTAAATACAGGTACTGCAGCAGCAAGTACAAGCGTTGATATTATACCTTCTGTAAACCAATTGACCTTGGCTACAGGAAATGTTACAATAACTGCTAGCGCAAATATAGATCCATCTGGAGTGCAATTAGCTGTAGATACAGGAGAAGTAGCTGCGATAACATGGAGTGAAATTATTCCAGGCGTAGATATGGTCTGGACACCAATAGATACAAATTAATATGGCATCAACATTTTCAACAGATTTAAAACTAGAAATAATTACAACAGGTGAGAAAGCTGGTCAATGGGGCGGAATCACTAATACAAATTTACAAATCTTGGAACAAGGATCATCAGGAGTATTAGATGTAGACATGGCAGGAGCTAGTGTTACATTACTACTTACAGATGGTGCAACTTCTAATGGTAAAAATGCATACTTAAGATTACACGGAACTTTAGCAGGAGATAGAACTATTACTATGCCTTCAGGTTCAGGTGTGTCTAGAGTATGGGTAATGAAAGATGACACCGTAAGAGGTACATCAAATAGAACACTTGGAGTATTAACAGCTAGTGGTAGCACCACTCAAATACCACCAGGTGCAACTGTCCTTTGTAGATCAAATGGCACAGAAACAGTTATGACTATTTTAGAAAAAGGTTATGCAACTATAACTGATTCCAATAGTCCATACGCCATTGTAGCTGGCGCACAAGTCTTTGCAAATACAACCGCCAACCCTATAGAAATAGATTTACCTGCTTCTCCATCTGTTGGAGATGAGGTTACTGTTATTGATACTCGAGGAACCTTTGCATCAAACAATTTAACATTCGATAGAAACGGACAACCAATAAATTCAGGAACTTCAAACTTAGCATTAAGTACAGCAGGACAAGCAGTTACATTGGTTTATGTTGATGCAACAAGAGGTTGGGCATTTAAAACCAACACAGCTTAGGAGAGTAATTAGTGGCTCTCATTGACTTTAAATTTAGATCAGGAATCGATAAACAAGATACATCTGTTGGTGCAGAAAACAGATGGGTTGATTCTGATAATGTTCGTTTTAGATATAATCTTCCTGAAAAAGTTGGAGGATGGTCTTCACTTCTTCCTGACACAATAGTAGGAGTTGCTAGAAAACAACATGCTTTTGTAGACCTAGATGGTAACAGATATGTTGCAATCGGTACCGATAAATTTTTACTTATATATTTTGAAGGAGCTCTTTATGATATTACTCCATACAGAAGTAATAACGCAGGAACTCAAATTACATTTACAGGTTCAACTATAACTACAAGTACAACTAGAGGAACTGCTGTTACAATTACCACATCAACTAACCATAATTTAGAAGTAGGAGATATGGTTGAATTAGATTCAGTAACGATGCCAACAGGTTCTAGTATTGCTGCATCAACTTTTGAAGATAAGTTATGTCAAGTTATATCAGTTCCAAGTTCAACTACTTTTACAATTACATCACCATCAGCAGAAGCTAACGGAGGTGGTTCTGATTTAACTTCAGGAAGTTCTTGTGTAGTAGAACCTTATCAAACAGTTGGACCTTCAGCACAATCATATGGTTATGGTTTTGGTATTGGTAATTATGGTGGAACCATAACAGGTTCGCAAAGCACAGAATTAGATGGATCATTAAATGCAGATACTGCTGGTACAGGTGGATCAGGAACTGCAGTAACTGTGGATGCTACAGCAGGCTTTGCTTCTTCAGGAACAATTGCAGTAGGCACAGTTCCAAGTGCAGAATTAATTACTTATGGTTCAACAAACTCTACAAATTTTTTAAGTATTACTAGAGGTGCATCAGGCACAGCAACTGCTGGGACATCAAATGGTCAAGCCCACTCTACTAATACAACTGTTCAAGATGCAACTTTATGGACAGGGTTTGGAGATGCGGTATCTGCATCGACCGTGACTCTTGAACCAGGGCTATGGTCTTTAAGTAACTTTGGTCAAGTGTTGGTAGCAACTATTGCTAATGGTGAAACTTTTACTTGGGATTCTTCTATTGCAGCTAACTTTACAACAAGAGCATCTAAAACTACAACTAATTTTTCTACAGCAATAAGTGGGACTTTAGGTAATCCGACTGCAACAAGATCAACTTTAATTTCACCAACAACAAGACACTTAATACATTTTGGAACAGAAACAACTATTGGCGATCCAACTACACAAGATGATATGTTTATTAGATTCTCCGATCAAGAATCAATTAATGAGTATACACCTACAGCTATTAACTCA